ATGCAAAACAGAAACGGCGACTTAGTAAGCGCACAAATATCGGTAGCCGGAACGGTGGACTTTTCCGGCGGCAACTTCAAGATGGACACGCCTTTTTGCTTGAAGAACGACGGCGAAACGGCGGTAGTGCTTGAAGTGAACCTTTGGGGAATGCCCGAAGGCAAGTTCATCAGCACACGGTTTGAAACCGGGTGGAATCCCGAAATCATACGAGAGATAAAGAAAACGAGTTCAGCAACCGCCCTTGTTTGGGGCTATTAAAATTATAGTCATGGGTATATTTATAGGAATAGGGAATACAAAACCGGCTTTCCCTTACGATTATTATTACGGAGTGCAAATCAACCTGAATGTAGCGGACACGGCACTAACGAGAGTTGGGCGACCGGAATTGCACGTAACGCTGCCGGTGCAGTCATTAATGCGCCGTTGCTTGATTAACGACAACGGAGAAGTAGTAACATACTTGCACCCGACCGACAGCACAAAGACCGACACGGGGGCAACGGCAGACCTTACGGGAACTACCGGACAAGTTATGGTAGAGATACCGAAGCACTACCGGAAATTCGAGTTTGACGGCACAATCATAACCGCGCTTATTTCCTTATACAACCTTCCGGGCTTCCACGAAGTGCCGAAGATGTACATCAGCGCATACGAAGCGACCATAGACCGGACGGCAAGCGCAACGCCGAAACTTGCAAGCGTAGTAAACAAAACCGCCAACTTCCGGGGAGGTAACAACAATACGGCATGGGACGGAACTTATAGAAGCCTGTTAGGACTTCCGGCTACACAAACGAGCCTAACCAACTTCCGCAAGTACGCACGGAACAGAGGAGAAGCCGGGCTTAACGGTTGCGGTTGGAATTGCAACCTTTACGCCGCGCAAGTGGCTTTGTATTGGCTTTTCGTCATTGAATACGCAAACAGGAACTGCCAAGCCGCATACAACGCAGAACCTACAAGCGAGGGGTACAAGCAAGGCGGATTGGGAGACGGCGTTACCACATTGAACAGTACGAAATGGAACAACTACAACGGTTATTACCCGTTTGTGCCTTGCGGCTTTACAAACAGTTTGGGAAACCGTACCGGAATAGTTGAGTTCACGATGCCGGACGAATACGACACGGGGGTAGTAACCAAGGTAAACGTACCTTCTTATCGAGGTGTAGAAAATCCGTTTGGGCATTTGTGGAAGTGGACGGACGGCTGCAAGTGCGAGATACAAAGCGACACGGACGGAGCTTTATCGAAGTTCTACGTTTGCTTAGACCCTTCCAAGTTCCAAGACAGTAGTTATAACGACTACGATTTGCGCGGAGAATTGCCGAGAAAAGAGGGGTACGTTAAGCGAATGATGATAGGCGAACACGGCGACATTATGCCGACGGAGGTAGGCGCAAGTTCTACAACCCACTTTGCGGACTACTTCTATACCAATATACCGGCTTCCGGAGCGGCTATGAGGGGTGTCTTGTTCGGTGGTAGCGCGTATAACGGCGCGAATGCCGGGCTCTCGTCTGCGAATACGTATTACACGGCTTCGAATACGTCTGCGAACGTCGGCTCTCGGCTTTGCTTTATTCCGGCGTAGCATTACGTCACGAAACGGCAACAGAAAACACGCCCCAACCGCCGCGCCATTATTGGCGGTTGGGGTATAACAGAACTAAAAACAAATTCAGTCATGAACGAAAATAACAATACCCGGAAGGAACAGCAGGAAGATGACGGCAGTTTGTCGTTTTTGGCAATTCCGCAAGACGAAGGAAACAAGCATTTCAACTGCAGGGAAACGACCCAGCAGAAATTAATCAACCTTACGTTTTGGGTTTGCGACTTCATAGAAGGAGTTAAAACGAAATTCGGCGCGGAACGCTTCTTAGTGAAGATAAAGAAGAACCGGGATGACAAAGACAGCGAAGCCGAAAAGTTCTTTACCAATTCAAGCGAAATAAAGTACGTTTTGAAGGAGATAAAGAAACGGAACGCTTTCCCTCGCCGGGTTACGATGAGAGCAAGCGGAACACGCTATTACTTTGAGTAAAAATATGACGGTTGTTTGTTCTTCGGGTGTCTTGTTCGGTGGTAACGCGAATAACAGCGCGAATGCCGGGCTCTCGTATGCGAATACGAATAACACGGCTTCGAATACGAATGCGAACATCGGCTCTCAGCTATACTGATACTTTTTGTAAAGCAATATAAGGACAAAGACCGCGCCGACAAAAAGGCGGAAAACAGTAAACATTAACGGGATTTGGTAGGGAAACCGAAGAACCCCATTTAATCAGCAAAGCAAGTTATGAAAAGGTTGGGCAACCTATACGATAAAATTATAAGTTTGGAAAACTTACGGCTCGCAGACAAGCGGGCTCGTAAGGGCAAACTTAACACCTACGGCGTTAAGGTACATGACCGCCACGCCGAAGCCGACCTTTTGGCTTTGCACGAAGCATTGAAGGCAGGAACTTACAAGACTTCGGAATATAGCACCTTCTTTATTTACGAACCAAAAGAACGTGAGATTTTCAGACTACCGTACTTTCCCGACCGCATTGTACACCACGCAGTAATGAACGTGTTAGAATCTGTATGGGTGTCCATATTCACGGCGGACACATACAGTTGCATCAAAGGGCGAGGAATACAAGCGGCAGCGGACAAGTTACGGCACGTGATAGACCGGGACAAACCCGGTTGCGCCTATTGTCTGAAAATTGACATACGGAAGTTTTACCCTTCCATTGACCACGCTATATTAAAACGGATTGTTCGCCGGAAGATTAAGGACACACGGCTACTTAGACTTCTTGACGAAATAATAGATAGCGCGGACGGACTGCCCATCGGCAACTACCTAAGCCAATTCTTAGCAAACCTCATGCTTGCGTACTTTGACCATTGGGTTAAGGAAACCAAGCGCGTAAGGTATTATTTCAGATACGCCGACGATATTGTAGTATTGCACAGCGACAAAAGGGTATTACGTGCCTTGCTTGCCGACTTTGAACGGTATTTGAACACGGAACTAAATCTGTTTGTCAAAGACAACAAACAGATTTTCCCGGTAGCGAAAGACCACAAAGACCGGCACGGGCGCGGCATTGACTTTTTGGGTTATGTGTTTTACCACAACGAAACACGGCTAAGAAAGCGTATCAAACAGAACTTTTGCCGGAAGGTAGCCAAGTTGAGGAAACGTAAGAAGCCGATAGGCGAAGCGCAGTTTATGCAAGCCGTTGCCGCGTGGTGGGGCTTGGCGAAACATAGCGATAGCGAGTATTTTATTAACAAGTTAAATAAAATTTCACCTTATGAAATCAAATTCAAACGTTAGACCGGCTATTATTCAAGATTTGGGTAACGGCTCGTTCCATTACAACTACAACGTAACGGAAAGAAAGATAGAAGACGAAAAAGTAGGCGAAAAGACCGTTTACGACTACGATACTGTGCAGGTGTGGGAAAAGCCGACTTACGAGAACTTGACACGCGCCATCATACGCAGCGAGATAGACGAAACCGAAGAATTTTCTTTGATTAACGACTACTACGCCGCACAGTTGGGAATAGAAACGGACGAAGACCGCAAGAAAAAAGCCGTAAACGACTACAAGACCTACCTCGCGCACGTTGCGGAGATAAAGCAGATGGTAAGGGATGACCTTGCTACGGTAGGATTGGACGAAAGCGCATAAGCCTATGGGGACATTAACAGAAACGGTAAACGTGATTGTCGGCATAGTCGCATCACTTGGCGGCATAAGTCTGATTAAGTTCCTTTTCTTCATGCGTCCGGAAAGGCGCAAGGCACAGGCGGAAGCCGGGCTTAAAGAAGTTGAGAAAGAAGAACGTGAGTTGGGCGTAATGAAAAAACTTGTAGAAAGTTTGCAGCAGCGGATAGAACAGCAAGACCAAAAAATTAAGGAGCTTAACGGGCGCATGGATAAGCTGTATGTTCAGTTGCACGAACAGGAGCGAGAGAATAACGCCCTAATTCGCGAAAACAACGAATTGCGGCTCGCGTTGAAGGAAGCGGAACACAATGTTTGTGTACGACCCGATGATGAATGTTTCAAAGGGCGTTTGCCCAAGCGGACTTATTGCCGGTTAAAAAAACTTGCGAACGGCGATTACGATGCTTTCTATAAAGAAGGCGACACGGAAGAAGCAACAGACAGCCAAAGGGAAAGGAACAATGAGGATAACGGAATACTTGAAAAGCCTAATAAGGGCTAACAGCTATGACAGTAGCAAGAGTTTCGCCCTCGTGCTTTCCGTATTGGTTGGCGCATTGATAGGGCTTTGCGTTTGCTTTTGCCTCGTGTGGGATGTGTGCAGTAACGGGCATTTGGAAACCGACCTCGAAGGGTTGGGTATATTCCTTCTTTGCGTTGGCGCATACATGGCAGGAGGTGGAGTAAACAAAGCCCTTTCAGAGCGGAAGCGTAGTATTAACAAAGAGCATATTAACGAAAAAGTAAACAGCAATGGCAAAGATTGAAATTTTAGCACCCTTCATTTTAAGTTGGGAAGGCGGATTTTCAAACCATCCAAACGACAAAGGAGGAGCAACGAACAAAGGAGTAACCATCGCCACATGGAAGCAAGTAGGCTACGATAAGGACGGCGACGGGGATATAGACGTAAGCGACTTGCGTTTGATTACAGAGGAAGACGCGGTTAGCCGTGTCATGAAGCCGCACTATTGGGACAGGTGGAAAGCCGACCGGATAGAAAGCCAATCAGTCGCAAACATTGTGGTAGATTGGGTATGGGGAAGCGGCAAGCACGGAATTACGAACGTGCAGAAATTGTTAGGCGTAGCCGTTGATGGAATTGTAGGGGAAAAGACCTTAGCCGCCATCAACGCACAAGAACCGCGCCAGCTTTTCGACCTGATCAAGCGGAAACGGGAAGAGTTTATAGAAAATTTGGTAAGGCGCAACCCGTCACAGAAAGTTTTCCGCGCCGGTTGGTTGCGAAGACTATCGTACATCAATTACGGAAGTCTGACGTACAACGCCGTACCGCTACAAAAACATTCATTCACGGACATATAA